GGGTCACAGTTTTAGGCTGTGCGACGGGTTGGAAACGATCAACGTGTTTCCCCTGATTGCCTGTTGGCTCCAGGCTTCCTTCAGCTAGCTCCGCTCCTTGTTAAGGGCATCTTGCTGTGGTTTATAAGAGTAAGGCTCCTAGTTCCTCAGAAGCCCCGGTAATGAGTTTCTGAACACCTGCTTGCCCCGCGACCTTGAGGGTCTCGATCATCTTCGCCTTGGCCTCATCCCTTAACTGGATGAAGATGTCCCGGATATCTCCGGAGAATACTCCGGATATCTGGTTGTGGTAAGGCTTGACGATGTGGGCCGTCTCGTGTCGGACCTTGTTGCCAACCAAAGCACCGTAAGAACCGCCCAAGATGACTTCGTAGTTGACGACTATCTCCCAGGCCAAACATTTGGACGAAACGGGTCCGTCGATGTGAAGCATGAGAGAGTCGCAATGAATTGCGACGTCGTCTACGAGGCCAGAGGTGGTTATTGGCGTAAAGGCGTCAGGTTCACCCACAAGTTTGAAAATGTAGGCTCCTGGTTTCTTTAGGTCAGTGGTGGTAAGGCGGTGTTCCTGAACAGTCGATGAGGACATAGACCCCACCAACTGGGAAGGTTGGTCTTCTGCCGCTAGTGTTAGGATCCCCCCTGCCGTGTCGGCTGAGCCGATGAACCACCATCTCACTCCTGCTGAGATGAGGCGCATCTTGCCGCCAACTGACGCGAGGTCGCTATTGATTAGCACCCCGGTCAAGGGATCCGGAACGGTGAACAACGAAGCTGCCGGGGTAAAGCCCATCTGGCCGATGAGATCATTACACGGGCGAAAGATCTGAGCGCCGATCCCACCCGCTCCAGTGGTGATGGTGCCGGTGGTTGTCTGTCGCAATCCGAACCGCGCCAAGCGCTGTGAGTCCGGGTAGAGCTGTCCCTCGCCGTCTGGATGGAAAGGGTTAACTGTACGGTAGATGTGCTCCTCGTGGATCTTCGCGTACGTGACTCCGTTTCGGCTAGACTGTCCTCGGCGTGGTCTCCGCTGTTGTTGTTGTTGAGAGGTGGGCTTGGTAGAGCCCTTCTTCTTATTTCTGTTTGCCATTGTAAATCAGTAATTATAATCTTTAGTGTGTTTTATGCTATTGTAGTACTTTTAAACTAAGGCGGTGCTTTCCCGCACACCGCCGCATACTAACACATTGCGGGTATTACCCGCGGTCCGACTTCCTGACGGCGCGGCGCGCTTGTGAGGTCAATGACCTAGCGCCGCGGCGTCTCGTTCCCTTTTCCATTGCAACCTTAGTCGCTCCTTCAGGTTTTCTTTTATTTCTAAAAGAATCCTTACTTCTTTCCTTCTTCATCTCACGTGGTTTTTCCTTGGGCTGGTTGGGCTCCACCACTTCACCATTTACTTCATAAGAGTGGCCATCCTTAATGGTGGCCCCCAGACCATGTGTGGTCTCGGGATTGGTGAGTACGGGTGGGGTCAGCAAGTCATGGAGAGTGTTGCATGAGTCCAGCCAAGAGTTATAGGTTTCAAAACAGAAACCCAGGTCTCTAAGCTGGTCAAGACACTGATCCATCCATACGGTGCTATCTTGCGGCCAGTTATCGTCTGATGGGAACCAGGAGAACCACGACATGTGGTTCTTGTCGAACGCTATGTCGTGTACCAATTCCGGGTCCGTTAGCTCCATAACTTTGCAAACGAATGGGCCGATGACAGGGCTGTTCCTGTCAGTAGTGTAGTAGCCGTAGGCTTTCATCACCAGCATCCTCCAGTCGTCGATGTTTTCGGATCGCTGAACTTTGGTGTGAAATTTGGAAATTGATCGCAATAGCGAGCAACATGAGGAAGGATCCCCATTCCAAACATCAGGGCCGAACTCCCTAGAAAGGAAGGTCACCCCAAATTCACCGCGTTTCACGATCTCGATGTCTAACGATTGCCCAAGAGCTTTGGCCGTGGCAACATAAGCTTTGGTGGGCAGATTGGCCGTTAAACCATCGTCCCCGCCGTAAATCCCGAGGGATTTCCAGGCGGTTTCTGGAGAGGTGTAGCCATTGGGTCCAACCGAGCTTCTTAAGCGTCTGAAGGCGCAGTAAGCTATGAAGGCATTGGCTATGGTGTTGAAGGCCGAGGTTTCTGGCGAGCCGGACAGCCGCGTATAGTAGGTTTCGAATTTGGTTTCAAATTTACCAAATCCCAAAACGCTAATGTTGGCTGAGTGGAGTGCCATCAGTGGTTGATGATGCTCAGGTCCGAATGCTCGCAGCAGAATTGCTCGCTCCAGGTCCCTAAGGACTGAGGTCACGTGTCCATCAAATCTACTAAAATCAGTATTTGCCGCGTACTCACTGTCCTCAAGGATTTTGCAAACCTTGCGGGCAATTTTCAGTGGTGATTTGCCGAATGCATACCAGGACACGTCCTTGAGTGCATCGTTTATTGCATACAAATACTGGGAGTAATGTAATTTGGTGTACGGGTCCAGGGTGCTGATGTTTCTTGGTGCACCCAGCTTGGTGTAAGCCTCGGACTTGATGAACGTGGATGTCGACGCCCGGTCTGGTAGTGAAGCCGTCTGAGCTCTGCTGAGGATAGACCTCTGCGCTGGTGAGCTCTGCCTCTCATATACGTCGTCTATGTCCACGGGTTCTAGCTGGTACGGTTCAGGGTACAGAAGATTAGTAAACTCCTCGATGAAACCTGCTGCCCATTTTGGGGCAACGTAGTCCATCTGGGGGAATATCCTTTCATTAATCGTCTGACGTTCAGTCACCACATTTCGCTCGGGCACTATAGCCCGGTCGATGATTGGGTCCATGAAAGTAATCAGGGTAGGTTTTGAAAGGTCTTCATAAGTACCGTAAGGTGAGTTGTACGGGACGTAATGGTGTACGCCTTTTGCTATCTCCCGCGGTGGATCGACCACCATCATGGTGTGGTCGGGTTCCATAGCTTTGTAGTAAGTGAGGAGGATGTCTGAAGCCACGTGTTTGTCGTGTCCCTCGTAATAAGGAGTGATGGCGTGCTCGATGCGCTGACGCATGTTGGCGTAGTACAGAGCTTTGTCTCTTCCGCTTTTAAGGAAGAACTCGGTATCGAGAGACTCGGAGACAACGGCTGAAACTGCTCTCCCGAGTACGGAAGTGCTGACGTAAAGGTTGCCGTCCTTGGCAATCCTCATTCGGGCGAAGCCGCCAGTGGCAACTTCGAGACGAGTGAGGGGGTCGCCAGGAGCGAGGGCCTTCATGAGATGGCAGTTGTAGCTGGTCACATATGAGGAAGGGATGAGAGCAATAACAGAACGGTTTATGCCCCAGGATCGTTTTACGACTCTGAAGTTCTTTCTGATTCTGTAGGCTTTCTTGCCTTTCTTCTTGTCCTTCTTGAACTTATATGTAACTTGTAGGCTGTCTCCAACGTAGTTCCAGATCTTGTGCTTGAAGCTTCGCGACCCCTCCAAGTGGTAGTTGACGTTGTTGTCAGCGTCGAACGAGAAGTAGTAGTCACCGAAAACTCCTCCGGTGACTTCTGGTTGGAAGGTGTACAAGATGACTGGGTGTTTGGCTGCTGATAGAAATTTGTTCATGTCGACATAGTAATCGACGTCTATCATGGAAATTGCTGAGTTTTCTACTGGTTCGCTGTCCGATGCATGGACCGTTAGGTCCTGGTTCCAATAGTAAGTTCTGCCATATGCCTTTCCTCTCCTCACATCGGAGGAGGCGGCTTGGTATGAAAACTCGCTGTACCCTGTAGCCGCGATGACTTGGCTTATGAATACGGCGGCCTCATTTCTTTTGGCTCTCTCTACTGGGTGTGGACGCGCCATTGGGGTTGTCTCAGATTTCTTGTCGGGTAAATCATGGAGTCCTCGTGCAAGCGCTTGGTAATTCTTGGTTGGCTTGACGAGTTGTTGATCTAAGTACAAGCTGTATTCTTCTCGAAATTTTTCGAGGTGTTTCTCCGTGAGGAGTTCTTCGAAGAACTCTTCCTCACTGAAATCAGATAGACCGCATCGTGAAAACAAGCGTCTGATTTTTATTCTGTAGCTCATACCAGGCGCCAGCGGGAAAACTGGGTACCGCACATAGTACTTCTTAACTACAAAATGGGGAGCAACAATAACAGCTATGCCCTTAATGACTCTGTAAGGTGCGGATGCCGCGACTCTTAACTTTTGGATTTTATTTCTCCTGTTTGCATGAACTGATTCTTGATCCATGTCTGTGTATTTT